CTTTTATATTTGGTACTAAAAAGTTCGCTCTTAAAATTTCATTTTCTATACCTCCATCATTCTGCCAACTTATTTTAAATCTATATTTACCTTTTGTTGGTATACCTACCGTAGGGTCTAAAGAAATAACTTGATTTCCAAATTCATCAGTTACAATATAATCAAGGTTCATAGGGACTTTTAACAAATATGTCCCATCTCCATCTATTATTTTACCCCCTTGTTCTATTTCATAGTTTTCTAATTTTGGATACCCATTACCGTCTACATTTATTGTTTGTCTAATCGCAGATATTCTTCCTTGTCCCGACTTTAGTGAACAAAAAGTTCCAGCGGCTGAAGGTACTCTACAATTTGTTTTTAATGCTTGTTCATCTTGGGTTGTTGCAATAGAACCCATAAATATCGATGTAGGTCTTATTGACAAATTAACTTCTTCTGATAAATCAAAATCTTGTCTTGTTATACCAATAAAACATATATCAGGTTCCCCCCATAATGGTTCTACATTAACTTGTTTTACTAGTGTTATTATTTGTGGTAATTCACTTAAATTATTTGATGATTTAAAACTTGATCCATTAAATTGACTTTCAACCGCAAAACCACTATCTATTAAATCTTGTGGTGTTAAAGAAAAACAACCAATGTTTGAAAGATCGAGATTCATGACAAGTGTTTGTTGTCCTGTTGGTACACCAAATATCATAAAGTCACCACTATCGTTTGTACTAACTGTATACTTATAATATTTATCGTATACTTCAATAACTGATTTTTCTAAAATAACCTCTTCTCTATCAAAAAAACTACCTGTTGGTACATGTCCATCATATTGTGGTGATTTAGGTAATAAATTATACTTATAACCATCCTCATTTTTATTATTTAATGTTTTATATGGGTATAATTCACTTATTATTGGGTTTATCTCATCCTCATTTGTGAGTGGAATAAAAACGGATAATTTTACATTAGCTAAACCAAATCCTCCATTAACAGACACTCTTCCTGCTATTACACCATAATCGGCACATCTTCTTTCGTATATTTCAGCCTGTGTTAATTTTAACGATAATATTTCTATAAAATCAAAATCTTGATCAAACTTTAAATTTACAGATTTATCAACACCTATGTTTGTTCTTATTCTATATGAATGTGGCATTAATTTCTTTTCTTCATAAATAGTTTATTTCCTATTTTAGAAAAATAATCCTTTTATTTAAAAAGGAAATTATCAAGAAAAGGTAACAGAAGATAAATTAACAACACTTACTCTAATATCCTTATTTGGGAACCTAACTTGGTATATTTGTGTTGGTTCAGCAAATATAGTATCTGATATTAATTCTATTTGTTTTGTTGACTGATTTGAATATGGTTGTGATGTTTGTGACGAAGAATATTGTCCCCCAACTTTATTGAAGATTTGTATGTCAGAAATAGATAAAACTCCGTTTTCCCCTTGAACGAGTCTTCTTATTTCAGATACATTAACATTTTCTCCTAATTGTCTTGATGTTGGTGACATATAAGTAGATATAAGATCAATTATTTTAGCAATTATTGATCCTTGACTTTGTGATGAATCTAAAACAACCGATATATCAAAACCTAAATCAATTACATTTGCACTTTCAACTGAAATATAATCATTTATCATTCTATAATTTGATAAGTAATTTGCGATATTTGTTTTTAAGGCGTTTGGCACAACAGAAGTTAAAACACCATTAGAATCATAAGATAAAAGTTTTATTTTTATTTTATTATTTTCTTCCACTATTGATACTTTTGATGGCGCTCCAAATTGTGATGGCATGTTTCTTAAAATTGAGTCATAATCGTTTACAGTTACGGCTCTATTTTGTGAAGAAAAATTAAAAGATACAAAATTTCTTATTTCTTCAAGTGTTGGGGTCCCTGCTCCTCCAACCGCCGCAATTGGGTTTGTACAACTTAAAGAATTAACTGTACTTGTGTTTAGATTTTCTGAAGGTCCGTTAACAAAAAAATTACTTTTTTGTACTTGTGTTATGACCCCTATTCCTACATTACTAGAAACCCCACCCCCAATTCTATATTGAATAAATAAAGTTGAGTTTGATTTTAATGTGTTTCCTAAACCTAAATTATTAACATACTTATTTATGTTTATTGATTGTCCATTTCTTGCAAATTCTCTAAGTTGTTCTTCGGCCGAATTATTACCACCACCAAATGTTAACTTCATAAAACCTTGTGGTGTATATTCAGTAATAAATTTATTACTTGTTGTTATGTATTTTCCAATTTTTATTCCGGGAGCGTCTGAAGGTTTTGATGGATCTTCAACAAAAACTCTATCGTCAACCAAAGCTCTTACTTCATACCATCTATTATTAGTTGATAAAAATTCTTGATCAGATGGTACGTTACTGTATTGTGCACCATCTTTAACTATAACACTTGTTACCGCAAGAACATTTCTTTCAGGTAAAAACAACTCAAAAAACGGCCTTACATCGTTAGGTGTTATTGTTCTTTTAAAAACTTTTGTCAAACCATTTAAAACAACTTCTCTTTTAGTGACCGTATAATTTTGTATTATTCCGTTTGCATCTATATTTGGTCTTACGATTCTTGAATTTGGTTGTCCTTCTCCGTTATATTGAGATGAAAAGTCGATATCATATACTGTTTCAAAAGATTGTCCTGCACCATTAACTTGTGTTCCTCTTCTCAATATACCACAATATCTGATATCTTCTTTATCTCCAAATGCTGGAACTACGATTGAAAAATCCACCAAAGAAATTGATGGTCTTTGTCCAGGTATTTTTAATCCATAAGTTCTTGCAATGTTAAATAGTGATGTTTTTTGTTGCGCATATTGTAAAACTGTTTCTTGGATGCTTCTATCTATCTGATAGTTTAAATTATCGGCAACAGCCGCATTTATATCCATCAAAACAGAAAAAACTGAAGCGTCGTTAAAGTTTTGTATTAATTCAGGATAATATGTTTTAACATAATTAACTAATTCTGTTCTTACTCCCTGAAAATCTCTAGTTGTATAAGATATTTTTTTATCTGCCATATTATTAAATATTTAAAATAATAAAATCACTACTTTGAAAGGATTCTGAAGTTATTTTATAATCAATTTTAACTCTTGCGGTGTGTTCTTTTTGTGAAATATTAGGGACAGTAAATTCTCTTTGATCATCTCCATTAATAAAAGATCCTTTATTTTCTAATTCTTCTGATGCATCTGTAATTTTTATATTTGTTATTAATACTCCTGGCATATATTCTTCAACAGAATCTCTTATTTCAGATTCAATTTCTGCAAATGTAGGTCCATCTAATGGTTCAAAAATATATTCATAAAGCCTTGTTCCAAAGTCAGGTAAAAAATATCTACTACCCTTTCTTGTTAATAATAAATGTATTAAATCGGTTCTAACTTCTTCTGACGCATAATCAGTTAAATCTAAAAATTTTCCATTAAAAGAATCTCTAAAAGGAAAAGTTATTCCATATGTTAATCCATTTGCCATATCAAATAAATATATTCTTTTTAAGTTTTATATAAATAAAAAAATCACTGTTATTTCAGTGATTCTTTTAAATTTGTGTTTCCTTTTTGATAAAGTGGATCATAAGGACAATGTAAACAATGATTACCACAGCACTTACCTCTTTTCATATGGTATTCTTCTGTCATAACAATCTTGCCATCAGAATTATAATAAAAATCTTTTGGTTGTAATTTCGGACCAAATTCTCTAACATATAATTGTTGTACCCAATCTTTAGAAGCTCCTACATTCATTTTAATTATTTTTTTCTAAGATTATATAACGCCAACAATATTTGATATGTTAGCGTTATATCGTTACCCCATTTTATTTTCATGATTAAACAATTTCACAAGCCCCTCCAGCACATGCTGCTTCACCTCTAAGATCAGTATTATCTTGTAACTCAACTACTTTTGTAAGGTCAACATCTTTTAATGCCCCTAATAATCTTTCAAAATCATCTTTTGTACAATCCTCAAAAGGTGCTTGTGTGTATGTACCACCATTATATGGTAAAACCGA